AATCTGCACTCCCTTTATTACTGTGTTTATATACAGTAGTTTTAAATGGAATGCAGATCAATTTGGGTTCGCCTATTAATTTTTAAGGCTGAATGACTGCTGGCTGCTCTGTCAGTTCCAGAGAAGCTTCAGAAGATCTTGTATTCCAGATGCTATCCTCAGGCATGTCGAGGCGTACGTCGATCCAACTGTTGGCCGGAACATCCATAGGAGCCCCTTTTGTTTTGACGATCTCCCCTTCATCGCTCAGCATGTATTTCCGCTTAAACAGGCGGATAGTCAGTCCGCCGTTTTCGGTTTGCTCTGCCTCAACTACACCCAGTTCCCCCATGCCGCCAGGGTCCATTGGCGGCAATAACTGCCAGCCCTCAGAGGCCAGTCCCGCTGAACCAGTCAGGACATAAACACCAACATCCAGTCTTGAAATCTTGATCCCTTCAGCTTCTTCATTGGCAGTTCCACCTCCACACCAGCTGAAACCGTCAGAATCAATGTCCTCACGCTGGCAGTCCTCACGGGATTTTACAATACGGGCGACAGGGGACGCCGCCTTCAAAGTACCATCGCTTGATTTTGTCGTATTACCAGTCGTGTAAGCTTCGTGATAGGCCCATGCGATCCCGCTGTAATATGAAAACCAGGTACGACGTAGAGAGTATGCCTGATGTATTCTGGTTGGCCTGTTGCCCCGATTGAGAATGATGGAAGTTAGTCCTGTATTCGATGTCAGGCCCAACTGAGTCAGACCATCATTTTGATGTGAGGTAAATCCGGTAGGCGTGAACCCGTCCATATTATCGAGGGTTGGACCGTCCCCCTGGATAGCGCCAAGGTTGAATGCGCCTACCTGCATGACGTTTCCTGCGGCTGTTCCAACGTCCTTCGTGGCGCTACTTCCCAAACCGAGGTTTGTGCGAGCGTCAGCGGCATTCGTTGCCCCGGTCCCGCCGTCCGAAACTCCTACCGCCCCATTGCTCCCTTTCTGGACCATTTTGCCGATCGCCGGAATGGTTACACGAGCGCCGTTGATGGTAACGGTGATGTTCTGGTTTGCTGAGGTGGTGGCGAACGTCTCCCACGCGCCGATGTTTTCGTCATACTCGTTGATGAGCTGAGACATGCTCTGCGCCAGGCCGTCGACCGAGAGACTATCAGTAACAAGAATGCCGTATTTCTGTCCGCTCAACGCCGGAGACGCGGCAGGCGTAACCGTCAGTGACGTCGCACTGTTGATGGCGGTGATCTGAAACATCTGTACCGGGTTAGAAAGAACAAACAACGTCTGGCCAACCCGAATCTGACTGGCTGGCGCCGTCCAGTTCGTGCCGGTGCCGGTGGCTGTATTTCCGTTAATGGCGATGGTGCCAGTGTTATAAAGCATATTTTCTCCAGGCAATAAAAAACCCCGCCGAAGCGAGGTTGATTAAAAAGACTGTTTATTCAGACGTACATATCGGGAAGAACGGGAAGGTTCAGTGGCGTTACCGTGTCATTACCAAAAATTGCATACCGCTCGCGCCCCAGATATTTCCCACCCTGAACTGAAGCACTGCCGTTCTGTATTTTTATTCCGAACATTCGATACACGTACATGCCATTAACTTCGTGAGCCATCAGCCCGAACCTACCCAGCGGAACATACCCGCTGCCGATGCTCACGGCATTTTTTGAAGGCGTCCAGAGCTGGTTGAGGTAGACGAAAGGCCGCTTTGTCGTTGAAAACGTGCAGGCCCCGGCTGCATTGAAGATGTTGAGCCCGGTGCCCGGCTGCGGCGCCACGCCACTGGCAAAGATGACAATATCTATCGTGCCGGTCGTTGGAGCATCATCGTTGGTGGATGGAGGGCTGAAGAACCTGACCGTGTTGCCATCGAAATCGACGGTGTTACCGCTATTACAGCGCCCAAAGACGATATATTTGGACTTGTCGTACCCCGCTATCGTGGGAACTGCCCAGCCGCCTGTGGGGACATTGACGGTCCCCTTCCAGATACACTGCCCTGACTGCGTGGCATTGGTTATTGAGGTGAAGTCAGTGCTGTTGCTTATGAGCAGTCCCACCCCACTACGCTGGCCTGACGGAAATATCTGCCAGAGGCTTCCGGGGAACGTGTACGTACTCTCACGCTCACTGATACTTACATCCTTCATCGTGGAGTTCTGCGTTACGCGGCCACCGGATATGGTGACCGAGTTCATTTTATGAAGCAGCCCTGAATCAAGGTAAGCCGTCGCGTGAGGGATAAACAGCACCTGCGCCCCGGAAACATAACCGGCAACATCAGCGTACTTGGCTTTCTGGTAGCCACTGTCAAAGTTGGCCCCAAACGACGGGCATCGCAGGCCCGCAGTTATCTCCATGCGCTTTCCGCCGTCATTCAGGTCAATCAGTAGTCCTGTCGGCATTTTATGTCCACGTCCCCAGTACGATGCGGCCGCCACCCGGAATATTAATGGTTACGCCATTACCATTAATCACCGTTGTATTGCCGGAGCCATTGAAAGAAAAATTACCGTTTGTGGCGTAAATCGAGCCGCGAACGGTCACGTTGTTAAACGTCGCGTAGCCAGATTTGTTGATGTGCCAGCCAACGTTCCCTGTGCCGTCCCAGGTTGAAGATTGGATATAGCTGCCGATCTTGGCGTTTCCAATCGTCCCGTCTCCAATAACCGTGTCCCGAATTATGGTCTGCCCATTCTGGATAACGAAAGGAAGCGTAACGGTCGCTCCGGCCTGGTGCGTTACGGCGAAGCGGTCAGCCAGGAAGATAACCTGCGACTGCATGCCGGACGGCGTATTCTCAACGCCGATCCCCATCCCTGCCGCGTAAAGCTGACCATTGCTGGATAACCCGACCTTAATGCTGTACATCGCCTTCAGGTCGCCGTTGACGTTCGCAATGGCCTGCGCGTTGGTGGTGATCGCTGAAGTGTGCCCGTTGATGGTCGCCGTGATGCCGTTTATCTGCGTGGCGGTGGCCTGCTGATAATCGGAGAACGTCTGGTTCAGGCTGTTGATGGATGCCTTGTTGCCGTTCACGTCAGTCTGCAAACTCAGCAGCGAACGCGCCGTTGCCTCCTTCTCGCTGACGATCACCTCATCAATGCGGTCCAGCTGCGCGCTGTTACCGGCGACCGATGCCGACAGCGTTTTGCGCGCCGCTACCTGCGCCAGATTGCCCTGAATAATCGCGATGGCAGAGTTCTTCACTCCTCCCGTCATACCGTCCACAGACACGCTGATGTTATCGATTCGCTGACCCAGCGCGGTATCAGCAGTCGCCACTGTCTGCTCAAGTTCGTTCAGAGAAGAAGACACATCTCCGACCGTGCTCGACAGGTTTGTAACGCTGGTCTGAACCTTCCCGATATCCTGGGCATTTTGGGCAATTTTCTGCGCCTGTTGCTCCAGTTCGTCGTTGGCCTGTTTGATGTCGTTTGCCATGCCAGCAATTTTTTCATTGCTGTCCACCGCGTTCTCGATCAGGTCTTTGAACGTATCGGAGCCTTTCATGTCCTCCAGAATGGCATCGGTGATATCGGATACATCAATGCTGGCCTGTCCGCGCACAAAGTCTGTATACCCTGATTCGTTTCCGCTGCGGTCCACCAGCTGCGCGCGGTACCAGAAAATTTGCCCTGCCTTAAGGCCCATCTGCTGATACTTGCGCTGCGGATAGGGTACGTCTGCCAGCAGCATCGCATCGTCTTCCGTCCCGGTCAGGCTGTACTGAATTTCCGTCTTCAGCGTGTCGTCGGTGTTCGCCGGGAATCCCCAGCTCAGCTCGATACCGAAAACAACATTATCAGAAGCGATGAAGCCGACCGGTTTCGGCGGATTGCCCACTTTACCGGTCAGCGTTTTCTCTTCTGAATAGCCCCATCCGGACGAGATTTCTGCGGCATTGATTGCGCGCACGCGCACCAGGTAGCGCCCGGCATATATCCCCGGTACGTCGAATGACGTTGTAGAGCTGCGCGGCACGTTAACCCAGTTCCCGTCGTTGCGGCGCCATTGCGCTTCATAGGCGATAGCGTTCTGCGCCTGGTCCCAGCTCACGCGCATCGTTTCGACGCTGATATTTTGCTGCACCACAGAAAACGAGCTGATCACGATGTTCGCAGGCGGCGACTGGTTGCCCGGCGGGATCACGCTCACCGGCCGCTGGTCAATGATGGCTCCGGTATCGATTCGGGCATATTTATCCGGATCGTGCCATGCACCGGTAATGGTGAAAGTGCCATCATCGTTATCAGCGACGCTCACAACACGATACTGCTGCGCGTAGAGTTCGTTTGACTCAACCACCCAGACAGCTTCGGCCTGAGGCGTCTCACTGTACGCGGTGGTTACTGTGACCGATTCCCCGTTAACCGCCTGAATGGTCCTGCTCTGTGACGCTCCGGAGGGAAGGTTGAGGATAAGACGATCACCTGCTGCTGCATCAGCTACACGGTCAAGTTTGATAACGCGACCGTTAACGGCGCTGATGCGACCGCCCATAACCTTTCCGGAAAGCAGCTCGTCTGCCACAGCGATGATATAGCCTGGCTGCGGTATGTTTCCGTCCAGCCCGACATCGAACGAAACAACGCGATCCTTGTTGTTGGTGAGAATACCCCAGCGCCCCTTTCGGTTCGCTTCTGACTGTCTGGTGCAGCCGATGGCTGTCATTTCCAGCTGATTGAAGCCGTACCGAGCCACCAGCGCCTGCTCGAATACGGGTTCCATCGCGTCAGCATAGGCGTTACCCGGATCGGACCATGAAACCAGCGCTGTAGTGTAGCGGGTTTTCGTGGTGCTGCTTGAATAGGTGAAGCGACCGCCAACAACGTTAGCGCGCGTGTAGCTGTAATCCACATCACGGGGCATATCGGCCAGAGCAACGATCTGATCGCCACCCCAGTACGTCATGCCACGGAATATGGCCGCAAAATCACGCAGGACTGTGTAAGCGTCGTTTCGGTCCTGGATGTACACGTTGCAGGTATAGCGTGGTTCTGTTCCATCGCCACCCTTACCGTCCGGAACCATCTGATCGCAATACTGGGCGACCTGATAAAGCGTCCATTTATCGATGTTAGCAGCAGTCAAACGGTGACCGAGGCCGAACCGGTCAGAAACAACCAGATCGTAAATTATCCACGCAGGGTTATCCGTCCATGCCCACTTAAACGCCCCGGTCCATGTCCCGCTGTAAGAGCGGGTTTCCGGGTCGTAAGTATCAGGAACCCGAATAACGCGGCCACGAGGCTCACAGGAGATCTGAGGTATAGAACCATTAAACTGGCTGGAGTCGAATTCAATGTACAGCAGCGCGGTGTTCGGATATCGCAATTTCGCATCAATCACCTCAGTGAAGCTCTGTAGCGTCATCGTGTCGCCGATTTTCGCGCTGTTGGCGTCAGCGGTAATTTTGCGTAGTCTGATTGTCCAGGTGCTGCCCACCTGAGGTAAATCAATACGGTGGCTACGCTCATAACCTGAGGTCGTTTTCCCGGTCACACTGGTATTGAGGACTGTCTGCCATGTCCCGCCGTCCGTCTGCAAGTCAATCGCATAATTAACCGAGTAACCAACCAGATCGCCATCGTCCTCCTGCTTGAAAAGCGATGGCCATTTCAGGCGTAAACGAACCGCTGAAAGCTGTGTATTGGTGAAGGTTCGTGTCCACGCTGTAGCGCTCGTTACCTCGGTTCCCACGCTGATTTCGTTTTCGGTACCGGGAATGCCCTGAATGTACTTCTGGGCCTGTGTACCCGCGCGAAATTCCCACGTAACGCCGCTGAAGTTTTGGGAGCCGTCGGAGTTCTCCAGCGCCGTTCCGTCCAGGTAGATATCCTTCCCGGTGAGCTGTCCAGCAAACTCCCCTTCCCCAAGCGCAACGAGAATCTTTGCCTTCGCTACAGATTGCAGATCATCAGGCTGTTCGGTAGGAGTTCGGGAACTGGAGCTCCCCCCTTTTCGTCCGGTAATTTTATTCGCCATATCGCGCCCATAAAAAAAGCCACCCGAAGGTGGCTTGTAAAAAGGTTTGTTATCTACTGCTGATCTTCGACATAAATCCCGGCGGAAATAATTGCCCCGCCGATTCGCCGGCGGCCGTAAAGGAGCGGAACCGGGTAACCCTGTGCGGCGGTATTTGTCACCCCGCCAAACGCATACGATGCACGGTTATCTGCGCTTTGTTTGCTGGCTAACCCTGTAGGCTGAGGCGAAAGCAT